ATGGAAACTTATGATATATATTTTAAAGAAGGTAATGATTTTGCTAATAAAGGATTTTCATTGAAAGATAAGGCTAAGGCCATTAGAATGGCGGAAGATATGTTGGCTGAACGCAAAGGATATGTGAAGGATTTTGTTGGAGGAACTATTTCCGTAATGTGTAAAGAAACGAAAGAGGAAGTTTGGTCCAAGCCGATAGAGGAGGTTTAATGCAATTTTTACATCTTTTTTTGCCCTGCCAATCATAGAGTTGTGAAATACAGTGCTGTAATTGAAATGGTACGTAGCCGTTAATAGCAGCAACCCTTGGTTGTATTTGTGGTGGATTTGTTATTGGCGGACATGAATATTTCTTTCTCTTCTAGGATATTCGGTATATTTCTCCTTTCATGCTTTTGCCGGACTGATATAGATAATGCCGGGTAGCACTTGATAGGACGATGATTGTTCTTTTACTAAGATGCTTCAGTATGACTTTTTTCCGATCCTATCCATTCTTGACATATAGTTGTTATTCATAGCTAAATACACCGTATTCCCAATGAAGCTTTCTGTGGGGATCCCTTTGGTGTTCGTGTAACTATTGTGACTGTTATTATGCCGATGGGGTATAGTATTGATACAACAATGATTTTTCATAATAACTTTTAACTTATGATTTAGATAGCTCCGACTTGTCACAAATTGGGGTTATCCGCTTGTTATGCTATTAAACTTGGTCAGCTATTGGTTAACAATTTCACGCAACAGTAACTCTTTGGAGTAAAAGTGGCAAATAAATTTTTTGTTCACATGAAAAAAAACTTTCCCAAAAGCTTTGTATTATTGATTTTCTATGTATCTTTGCATCGTTATTATTTCTCGGGGTATTAGCTCATCTGGCTAGAGCGTTAGACTGGCAGTCTAAAGGTGGCGAGTTCGAGTCTCGCATGCTCCACTTTACAAACCTCTCTGTTTCAGAGGGGTTTGTGCTTTCTTAAGCTTCTCCAGTTTTCGTTTTTGGATAAAAAAAAGACAGTTTGTGCCACTTTTGGCAAAAAGAACTTGTCTAAAACGAATCCAGAACAATTATGACAACTCTTAAAGCTGCCGTTGTTCCGGCCAAGGTGCTGAAAAACGGCAAACACAGAATTCGTATAGCAATTGGTCATAAACAGGAAACAAGATACATCGTTACCCGATTTGAAATAGATAATACTGCTAATTTTAAGGGAGGGCAGGTGGTAGGTGTTCCTGATGCTGCACATGTCAATGCTAAATTACGTGGAATACTTAATTCATATCAGGATGCCTTGGATAAAATAAACACATCATCCTATACTTGTACCCAACTTGTCGAATACTTGTCCTCGGTAAAGCAGGGAGCTATCTCTTATAGTGTTGCTTCGGCTGACTATATGCAGAATTTGATTAAAGAGGGGAGAAGGACCACTGCTTCCTTATATCAAAGGGCGAGTGATTACTTCATTGAGTTTGTCAAATATGATATAATGCTTGATGGAATTACTCCCCGGACCATAAAGGACTTTGACATTTATCTAAAGAATGTCCGAAGGCTGGCTCCTGTTACTTGTGGTATGCACATGGCACATTTGAAGGCAATAATCAATCAAGCAATAAGGGATAAAAAAGTATCATATGACACGCATCCTTTTGAATATTATGAAAGACCGGCAGGAATGCCTAAAGAGCGTGATATCTCGGTAGCTGACGTAAAGAAGATAAGGGATGCGGAGATAAAAGAGAAGTCTCAGCGTGTTGCCAGGGATGTGTTCATGCTTTCGTATTATCTAGGAGGTATCAATCTGATGGACTTGATGCAATACAATTTCAAAGATGCGAAAATTATGGAATATGTACGTGAAAAATCAAAAAACACAAAGAAAGGTGATATGAAGATCAGCTTCACTATTCCTGAGGAAGCAAAACCGATTATCAAAAGATGGATGGGGCGTAATGGAAAGCTTGATTTTGGTTATAAATACTCTTATCCTAATTTTCGTAACTATGTAACAAAAGAAATTATAAGGCTAGGGGAGAGGCTGGAGATAGAATCGCATGTCGTATATTATTCAGCTCGTAAATCCTTTGTCCAACATGGTTTTGAGCTGGGCATACCATTGGAAACTTTGGAGTATTGTATAGGCCAAAGCATGAAATCCAATAGACCGATCTTTAATTATGTCAGAATTATGAGAAAACATGCTGATGAAGCCATAAGAAAGATTTTAGATAATCTAAAGTGAGGATTCAAGAACTAGAGCGATTGCTTCGGCAGTCGCTTCCTCTTTTTCTTTGTCTATCTCTGAGTTTAGCCGTTCTATCAAGTCCATATTCCCTGTGACAATCGTTTTTGTGCCCTCAGAGGAAGAAATTGTAAGCTCATAGTGTCCATAACCTATAAACTTTTTAGATAGCTGATAAGTGGTTGGGGGGGGTAATTTTGACATATATGCGAATTTCGTTAGTCAGCGGAAAAAGAAAACGGTTCCGCTTTCCCGTTGCGTTACATTCCGTAATCGAAACAGTGGGTACATTAATACTCCACACGGGGGTCGGAACCGTGTTATGAAGAAGCTACAGGCAATAAAAATCGTCTGTAGCTCAATACGAGACAACGCCTCGATTACTTCAAAATGTAACGCAATGCAAAGATGGGTATTTTATATGACTTTACAAAAAACAAAATGGGAAAATTTCAATAAAGCATAGAGGTGAGAGATTATATAATGATGATGAAAAGATAATCTTATTATATTTGACACCATCCCCGTAGTTGAGTCGCTACGGGGATTTTCTATATTAATTGGTCAATGTCAACTCCCAGCTATCCATAATGGTCATCTCCCAATGTGGAGTTCCACCACTATCTTTGACTGATACTCCATATACAGAAAGGCTCTTACCCAGACTGTCATATTCCAGTAAGGCAGCCTCCTCTCCTTTCCGAATACGGAGATTCATAAATCCAGTCATTTCCTCCCAATCGGTAGACCCAATGGAAAGATGTTCTATTATGCGTCCTCTTACCGATGCTCCAATAGCAAATTCCCTGATACGGTTCAAATATGATTGAGCTTCCTTATAAGTCATAGTACAAAAGTATGAAGTCTTAATGAAAGACAAAAAACGGGCTGCTTACTCAACCGCCCCTTCTATAAATTCCTTTAACCGATACAACCGGACGATTACCGGATTATATTAAGCATCCGGATAGTGCTGCTTAATATCGCAGATATTCGCATTAACATACAGAGAGGGTGTCAAAGATATGCTCTGCCTCGCTTAAAGTTACCTCTTGGGCTAATTGCGCGGTCTCAGCCCAGTTAATTAAGGCATTCACGCTTTCTTCGTCATAATTGTATTCCATTTTATTTAACTTTATTCCAAACAGGAAGGCTCCCAAATTCTATCTCATATTCAATTAATAGTTGGTGTTCTACAACTACAGGATCATCATTCTCGGTATCATACCATAATACAAGAAGATGATCTATTGCATTTTTCTTCATTTCTAATGGCCATGATCTCTTTCTTGCGATTTTACCAAACTGATGTCCATTAACAATACGGTCTTTTATACCACCCAAGCCAGCTTTACGGTGTACAATAACACCTTTTTTCTTATCTTTTTTGCCAGAGCGGCCGATATAGATCAACTCCTGTTCACCACCAATGAAAGCAATCACGATGTAAACTCCACTTTTGTTCGTCGGAGCATTACAAACATCATTAAGTGAATCCGTACTTTTGAACTTAAAACTGCCATTATTGGGGTATTCATTAAGTAGGTCAAACATAGCATTATAATTTAAAGTTTCAACAAACATACAAATATATAAAGAGAAGTCAAAGAAATCTCAATAAAATGATCTGAACCCAATAAGGCAAAGATACTAAGAAGGCAGCTTATTTGGCTGCCTTAGTTTTTTTCTTTTGGAATTCATCATATCCTAACTGCCAAAAATACATATCTACAATCTTCATTGGAGGATAAAAATATTCTAGTTCAGCTTGAATAAGGCTCTGACATTGTCGTATACAATCTCTATTTTTCTCGGAAAATTCAATTATCTGCACCATTAATTTTTCATCAAATGACCTATTTGAATAAATACCTGCTCCTACTTTAAACAAGTTATCAATAGCGGGAACACAACCTATAGTACCCAGCATAATTTTAGTGACCAATGTATCTGTAGCACTAACATCTAATTCTGTACCATCTGCTTTATAATATTTTAATTTACTGTAGTAGCTTTGGATTTCTTTGTATAACTCAATAATTCTAATAATATCTTTACTCACATACCATTTATTTCTCAGATTATAAAAATTTCTTATTGTGTCAATAGTCTTTATATGAATTTTGTAGTCTTTCCAGAAGATGCCACAACTACCTCTATACATTCCCCAACTCGCTAAATAAAAGGCAAGATGAAGCGCCAACTCATCATCTTCCTTCGTTTGATTTCCAAAAGCTTTGTAACAATGTTCCCATGATTTAAAACGATGGTTGGAATCTACTTTCATATTATCTAGATATTTTCTCACAATCTTTTTTCTCAAAACAAAATCTAATGCTATATTTTTATCCATAGTGTTGATTGTTTATTTTCTTTGTTAACAAACTGAGTCTTTCGGATTATAAAAGATGTGTCCTAATCATTTTCTATTTTTATTTCTCTTTAAAAAAGAGTATTATTTCACCACTCAATGCATCTTTTAGTATTGCTTTTGTTATATTCTGTGCATCAAGAGTTATTAATTTCTGTTCATGCATTTCGCTGTTGACATATTTTAATGATTTAATTTTAACTTTTCCCCAATTGCGGGTATTGACGTAAACATCTTTGAATTCAAATATTCGTTCTGTCTGTTGAATGGCCTCCTCTGCCAACTTATCTAAAGTTGCGACAACCTTCCCTTGTTCATCGAAAACGTTATTTTCTATAGTTTCCAAAGGAAGATATTTTTCTCCCCATTCATTGCCGCGTCCCGACAAATGCGCACTGAAATTCCTATATGATAGCCAATCTATATTATTTTCTTTTACCCAATCTGCATCAAGTGAAAAAAGCTGCTGGGTTAGAGATATATTTAAATCAAGCCTCGTTTCTGCTATTCTACAATCATCGTCTTGACAAGGGGTCCTTAATTCTTTTAGATTAATTCTATAATAATCCGCATATTTTTTTGCACCTTTCTGATATCCTACTTTTGTTATCATAATACCGGAAACATCTGTCAAATCAGACAAAATTCCATAAAAATCCCGAACTTTACCAATAGGAATCTCTTTCTTATAATTTTTACATTCAATAGCCACTTTGTGTTGAATGCCGTTTATGCTATATTCCCAGTAGACATCAATCTGATGCTTTTGTCCAGATCTACCTATAAGTTTGACATCATGCTTTACGCTAGTACTAATACCACGAGCATTGATTAACTCCTGATAGATTTTTTGTGTAAATTTTTCATATTCGATGTTTTGATTCATAAGATTATGACTTTTATAATAGATCCAATTCATTCAATAATTCCAGCAGACTTCAGTAGGCCGACAAATGGGCTTTGCCTTCTATCAATGTATGGCTTGACATTTTTAGTATTGATACATTCCATATCATGGATTTGTCTAAATATGGATATAAATTGATTCCTACTGATAGATTCACCATTCATAGCCCTAACGCTCCCGTTTTTACCACCTTTGTATTCTATAAAATCAAAAGTAGCTATTGCATTGTATTTAACGGTACCAGTAGAAGATAAAAATTGTTTATTCTTATCAATATAAGCTATTACTACATTCCAGATTTCATTAGCTGACATTCTCTTGTATTTATTTTTGACTTTCATGATAGATATTTTTTGCAAAAATACAAAAAATATAGAAACGAAAAGATTATCGCATAAGAGTCATTTATGATGATGCGAATCTTGTAACTCCTTAGATTTTGCTTTGCTTGTGTAAATATGAACTAAATAAACTCTGTTTTTTCATTTTTAGCCTTAATAATGCCTGATAGCATATATAATACATAGAAAGATTTTGATTTATTTAAGCACTTTAATAAATTTGCACTTATCAAAATTGTTATTAAAATGTGATATGAAGAAAAAAACGTATTTTGTTTTGATGGCATTATTGCTGTTGTTTACTTTTAATGCCTGTTCTTCCGATTCATCGGAAGAAGTTCTGTCTGAAAAAGAAGAGCCGGAAGTTCCCCCCGAAAAATATGAAAACGATGTTGTTAATCCTGATTATGTACCTATAGATTGGAAGAAAACAAAATTGCATGAGGTAGATGAAGAGAATGGAAGATATTCATTTGATGCTTCGTCTGAAACTAAAAATTTAAAACCGGGCTCGATACTTACAATTAATGCTGATACGGTGAGTTATATTGTTATTGTAAATAAGCTAAAACGTGATAATGGTAAAATAAGTATAGAAGCCAGAAAAGGTGACTTATGCGATATATTCGCCAACACAGAATTTACGTTATCAACCGGAGGACAATCTGCAAAGAATTCAAGCAAAAATGTAATTCTTCCTCAAAAAATATCTTTTTTGGACATAGATGGAGAATGGAAGGAATATAATTTTATGAATTCAAGAACCCCTTCGCATTTGACGGGTAATTTGTGGAAATGGGACAATGACAAACTTGAAGGTCGTGTATTATATGATCATCCAAAGTTTAGAATTTATCTGGAAAAATCTGATTTTCATATTGATATTGATTTAAATATGACCTTAAGTTTTAGTGGGCGAACACTTCAAGAAGTGAAAGATGATATAGAAAAACAATACAGAAGTAAAGCCTTGTCTATTGATGCAAATATAGAAGGGCGTTTTGAGACAAACCAACAACTTAGACTTGATGCGTGGCATCAATGTACATATGATAATGATGAACGTATAAAAGAATTGAGTAAATATCTACCTAAGATTAAAGTTGTTTTTCCTGTATTTGGAGTACCTGTTGAAGTATCATTAAATGCAGATGTATATCGTGCGGTTTCGTTTAGTGCAAATGGTGAAATCAGTGCCTATATGGGATTCACAGACAAAGCCAGTGGTACACTAGGCTTTCAGTGGAACCAATCTGATGATAGACTTGACCCTGTTAAAGACTTTAAAAATGAACTTAGTGTAACTTATCCGACAATGAAAGGGAAAGGGGATATGAATGGGAAGGTATGGCTATACCCACGTATAAGAGTTATCTTATATGAATTATTAGGGCCGTCCTTTGATATCAGACCCTATATGCGGACGAGTATCCATGGAGGGTTTTATGAAGAATTATTGTCTTCTTCAAAAGATTTTTGTGCATGGGATCTTTCTAATTATGTAGGATTAGATGCTAGGGCTGGATTAAGCTTAATGTTTGTAGGACACGAAGTCAAGAATATTTCAACAGGTGATATGAACGTATTTGATAAATGTATTTATCATTCTCCTTATGATATTCGTTACGTGTCTTCTACGTCAAAATCTGTGCAGAAGAATGTTCCTAATACCGTAAAGTTTGAAGTTTATGATATGGACTCAATTTTCAATAGAAGTATTCCTACTATCCTTAGTCAGATAGTCAAATTTGAAGGAAAAGGGGAACTCTCTTCAAAATATGGCATAGCTAATCATGGGCAGGTATCTGTGGAATGGATTCCCACTTCTTTTAAAGATACATTATATGCAAGACTTTATAATGTGGATGGTAAAATAATGAAAGAAGCGAAATTTTATGGAGATACACAAATCAATGTTATGACAGAAAATGCTTCTGTTGAAAAGACTAATGTTGTATGTTTTGGCAAATTGGAGGACATGGACGATTTTTCAGAAATGGAATACGGTATTAAAATAAATGAAAACCATATAGCATCTCACAATATCAATAACTTGATATATTCTGTAGAATTATCAGATCTTTCCGAAGGTGCCTACAATTATTGTGCTTATGCAAAGATTGGAACAGAAATATATTATGGAGATATCAAGACATTTGTTATTGAAGCGGATAATAAAGAACCCACTCCGGGACAAGTTGTAGACTTGGGACTTAGTGTTAAATGGGCAGGTTGGAATATTGGAGCCAACAAACCTGAAGATTTCGGTAGTTATTATGCTTGGGGAGAAACAGGAGAGAAATCGGTCTATGAATACAAAACTTATAGTTATTGGAAAGATTTAGATGAAAGTGGAGATTATATTTTACCTGATTGCAAAGGAGGAGATTGTATGAATTACGCGGAGTTTGTCAATATCGGCAATAACATCAGTGGAACGAATTATGATGTGGCACATGTAAGATGGGGAGGCAATTGGCGTATGCCAACTTATGATGAATGTGCAGAACTAAAAAAATGTAAGCAGAAATGGATTGAATATCATGGTGTTGGAGGGCTGCTTATAACCGGTCCTAATGGAAACAGTATATTTCTTCCTGCTGTTAAGTATAAAGGTGAGAATGTATTAGGTGGATGGTCTAAAGCTTGGTATTGGACAGCATCAATACACGACGATGTATCTTCCAATGCTTATTATTTAGGATTCAATAATGACAAATATGGAACAATGATGGGAGGTATCTTTCGTTGGGAGGGTGCAGTAGTTCGTCCTGTTTGTGATTAATAGTCAACAAAGAGACTGATCCAAAATTGAAAAAGGATCAGTCTCTTATTGTAAATGCAAATTATTTTTAATCAATCTTTCATCATTCTATGCATAATGCAAATAATTCCAAAAATAATCGTAGCAAATAAAATGTTTGTTTCCATAATTATCTATTTATTTGTTATGGTACAAACATCGGGAAATATTCTTTGCTATTATAACAATTACTTGCTTCTAAAGATAACGGAATAATATTGGTCGGATTTATCCATAAAAAAGCTCCGACTCATCACGAGCCAGAGTATTCAACTTATGAATTTCAAGTTTTATTATGAGGAATCATTATTACGCCAATGTTTTTTTCGCCAACAGCGCAACAATAATCAGTACGGTTACACAAACACAGGCAAAACCGAATTGTTCATGGAAATAAAAAAACTTCCCGACTTATCACAAGCTGGGAAGTCTTAATCATAAATTTAAAGTCTTATTATAAGAAATCGTTTCCACGTTGTCGCCTGACCACCGCCAGTACGATAACAACAAGAACTGCCCCACTAACACATGTCAGAACTATTTGTTCAAGCAATTTGGATTCTCTTTTATCCTTCATCATTTCAGTGTACTCTTTCTCATGGATATCGGAAGAGCGTTTCTTGTCGGCATTGAGTTTTATAGTATCGTTTATAACCGATTTCTTGTCTTTTGCCTGATTGAAATTTCCCTCTATTTGCCCGTCCGCCAATAACGGAGGTTTCCCGGTCAGGCTATCGGGCGGTTTTCGGGTATCATAGATACGGAAATCAATCACATAGTTACCATTAGTGGTAATGAGTTCGCTCAAAGAGATGCTTGATCCGTGTACGATGTTGACCGTTTCACTGGCACTGTCCTTCCTGATTACTTCTGTGTCAGATTTGACAGCCTTATGCGAGCTGCCACATGATCCGAACAACAGGAACAAACACATGAAAGGAGCCAGCAATATATGCCGGCTTACCCAGTTCATAACTCTAACCAACATAGTCTACAACTTAAGAACTTGCATCCTGTTATCCCCGTCAGCCCGATAACTGACGTGCACCCAAGCGAAGTTAGACTCGTCAATCAACTGGTCATAGGGCAGGTTCTTTCGGATATACTCAAACAACAGCTTGTTTTGCTGTCTGTCTCCAGTGTCAATATCAGCAGCTTCCCCCTTCATGTGCTGCGAGGTCTTACTTCCCTTAACGGCCGCATTAAGTTCCGGACAGCGATAACCACTGTTTACTGTTATAGGTTTTCCCCACCATGTGCGTAACGGGTCCAGTACGTTATCCACCAAGGCAGTCAGAGCAGTCACATGCTCCTGTCTGCATCTGTTGTTGATACCCAAGCGGTCAGCAGTCGTTGACTTGCAGAGTTCCGCAATCGTAAAAAACTTCATTTCTTTTCCTCCTTATCTTTAATTAATGTAGCCCTGCGTGGTGGAATACGACGGCCGCATTCGCTGTCGGGCCTGTCACAACGGTTATGTTCGGCATCTTTCAATTGCAGTTCCAGCTCGTGGCACTTATGAATCCATGCCAGCTTATCAGACTGTTCATTACGAAGCTCAACGTATAACGCATCAATCTTAGCGTCACGCTGGGCGATACGTTCTTCCAGCCAGTCAACCTGCTTGCGCTCGTTCTCATCCTCCATCGAATCGGCGGACGCATCCTCTTTCCGTGCGTTAGTCTTGCGGTTCACCCAGAACGTGACACCCCAGCGGACAGCCTCCAATCCTCCGAAAGCCCCGATTATAGCCAACCAGTCGTTTAATTCCAT